GACGACGAATTCGCGGGCGCCCTTGGGCTGGACGCGCGTGAACTTGGCGCTGCACTCTGGGACAACGACGTTCGCGAGAACGTCCTCGTCAATGACAGGCAGAACAAACGTGCTGGACATGGTGATGATCCTCCTGGATCGTTGTGGCAGGTGGTTCCTGCTCTCTGACATTTCTAATACTACAGAGTCCGCCACAGAATAACACAGGAAATGGGTAAGAACTAGGTAAGAACGTTATCCACAGGGTGCTGTGCATAAGTAGGCAGAGCTCACACATGTAGTTAGGCTAGCCTTACATCGTCTGTTAGGCAGAGCTCACAACTGTAGTTCCGCGCAACCTAACACTCGATGTTAGGTATGCCTAACACTGAGGCGTACGCGCTACCTAACCCGCCACGTTAGGCCGGCCTTACACTGAGGCGTACGCACTGCCTAACCCACGCTGTTAGGTACGCCTAACACGGGGGCGTACGCACTGCCTAACCCACGCTGTTAGGCACGCCTTACATCACTCACATCGAGCTACCTCACAGCGCATGTTAGGCTCGCTTAACATGAAATGATACCCCCCCCTCCCGCCCCCCGTACCCCCTGCCTAACATGACACGATAGGCGAGCTCGACGCCGGCTGTTAGGCATGCCTAACGTTTTTTCAGGGTGGACCGGCCGACCCGACCCCCGGCGGTCGATCGCGCCGATCTAAGGTCGTTGCGCCATAGCGGTACCCGGCCCGCACAATCTCGCACCAGGCCGGCTTAGGTACCACGTCGATCGGGGATAGCTGGCGGTGACTCGTAGGGATGGGTGTGCGCCCCCAGTCGTGATTTCCTCGGCCTTACACGGCTGTGGTAGACTATATCGTGGCTGATCAACTATCGTTAAATCAAATAGCGCAACTAGCACACGCAAAGTGCAATGAACTCGAAACGTGGGTGAAACCACGTCTCGGTGGCCCAGGAACCACCGACCTCGATTGGCTCGTCGCCGATGTAGCGCTGCTCTTCGGGCTTCTGGCGATGGTCGTCGACATGGAGGTTGGACGTGGCTGAGAACAGACAACGAGAACAAACGCCAGTATCCGTCTATCCGCAAGTCGTGAAGCTCCATACCGAGCTCACGCTGGAGCAGGCGGCCATGATCTATCGCGCCTTGGTGCTGCTGCGAGGAGCGTGTCAATTCGCTCAGAACGCAGCACAGTCCACTGATGAGGAACGGACGGCCGCCAGGCACGATCTGTTCACCATCGATCGATTGAAGGGCATGTTCGAGTGATCGTCATCCTGTGCATTGACATGCCGGGCATCGCTCATCATCCGAGCGTCGGCAGTCCCGCCGGTCTGTTCCTCAAGGCGTACGACCCCGAGGCGTACGATGGACGCGGCCAGGCAGACTGGACCGACAATCTCGATGATGCAATGAGATTCGATACCAGCGGTGAGGCGTGGATGCTGTGGCGCAAGGTGCCCTTCACGCGACCACGACGTCCTGATGGTCGGCCGAACCGTCCGCTTGCCGCGTTCTCGATCGAAGTGCTCAGTCTGGAGGATGCTCGTGCACGAACCAACGCTCGCTGATCTGTTCGGGCATTATCAGCTGATGAAGCGGGATGCTGTGGCGGAACCCGATGAGGACAACGACATCCCGATGCTGCTGTACGTCGGTGAGGGACCGCTCGCGGAGAACGTACCTTGCGAGGTGCTGTGCATCGTAGTGAGCGGTGGTCGGGATGACATGTGTCAGTGTCTCGCCGCCGTCATGGCGCAACACTTCATCCCGCACTGGGCGGCGATCTGCTCCGACGGCTTTGTCGCCAAGCACGCAGATGTGCCACCCGAGTACCTGCGCGCTGGCGGCCTCATCGAGATGGCCGCCGGCAAGTTGCCCGGCGTACGCGAATGCCTCACCATCACGGCAGCCGATCATGATGGTCATGTCTACGCGAACTCGAGGACGTACTGGTTCGACACCGACGGCGACATCTGGTTTGACGACGATGATGGGCCAGGCGACAAGATGTCGGGTCCCATGATCGACGTTCTCACCGACGTCACCTCGCTGTGGGGCAAGTCGAAGATCGAGGTCTTGCAGACGATCATGGAACGTGGTCCGTTCATGAATTAGGTCGCGCGCATCCGCCTTGCGCGTGGATGGTAGAGGGCGCCGGCTCGTGTCCGCGGCCGGCGCCTTCCCATGTCCGGCTGGCTACACCGACTCGATCGAGGTACCCTGGTCCCCATGACAACGATCGTCCAGAAGCTGCGCTCCGAGTACAGCGGCAAGACGGTTGCGATCGACGTTCTCATCGACCGCTACGAGCTGATCGAGGCCGACATCGGCGCGTGGCGCATGCAGGTGAGCGAAGACGGGATCGCACACAAGCTCGAGTCGGGCTTCATCGTCGGCCACCCGCTCGTCAAGCACATGATCGCCATGGAGCGACTGCTGCACATCACCCTGCGCGAGCTCATGTTCGCCGTGCGGCTCGAGAACTGGGAGAAGGAGGACGCGGACAACGTCGACACGTTCCTCGCCGAAATCCAGCGCACGAACCGTCCGCACTTCAACAAGACGCGTGGTGACTGATGGCCGACCGACTCGCGCAGCTCACGTCGAGTTTGACGAACCACACGCCCAGCGATGCTGACATCGTTCTCATCGAGGACGTGCGAACAGCTGGCAAGCTCTTCGGCGCGGCGATCATCGGGTCCAGTCCCGACAGTCGGGAACGGTCCCTGGCGCTGACGCATCTCGAGGAAGCGGTCATGTGGGCCGTCAAGGCGATCGTTCTACCACGTAATGGAGACTGACGGTCCGGCGATCGCCGAGTTCCTCGCGCGATTCTGCCGACATCCACGAGGTCGTGAAGCCGGACAACCCGTACTCCTGGTCCCCGAGCAGCGAGCTGTCCTCAACGATATGTTTGCCATCGGTGAGGAGGGGACGTGGAAGCACCGCGAGGCGCTGATCATGGTTCATCGCAAGTGGGCCAAGACGTTGATCGGCTCGGGGATCGCGCTATTCGGGCTCACCAGCCGTGGACTCGGGACCGAGATTTACTTCGCAGCGAACTCGAGAACTCAGGCTGGCATCTTGAAGCGGAACGTGGATGCGTTCGCGATGTCCTCGAAGGACTTGCGCAAGCGGTTGTATATCTACAAGAACCGTATCGAAACGCCGCTTGGCTCGTACATGATGACGCTTGGGGCGGACGCCCACCAGGCGCATGGATACAACCCGTTTATCTCGCTGGTGGACGAGTATTGGGCGTTTCGCTCGAACGATCTTCCGGAGGCGTTGAGTTCTGGCGCCGCAGCTCGTGAAGAGTCGATGACCATCTACATCACGACGCCCGGCATCAACTTCGGGTCGCCGCTCGGCCAGCTGGTCGAGCGTGCTGAGCGCAAGGATGAATCGCTCTACGTACACTGGCCCGGCAAGGACGTCCCGCACGACATCGACCCGTACGACGAGGAAGCATGGCGCGAGTTCAACGTCGGTTATCGGCATGGTTGGATCAACAAGGCGTTCCTGACAAGTCAGGCCGCCAGTCTCGAACGCGCCGAGTTCGTCAGGCTACATCTCGGCGGCTGGCTCAAGCGCAGCGCTGGCTGGATGAACATGAACGTGTGGGACACTCTCGTCGAAAGCAACGAGCTGGCGGCCCAGACTCCGATGGTCCTGTTCATTGACGGCGCGTGGAAGCATGACTCGGTTGCGCTCATCGGTGTGACGTTGGAGACGGTCCCAGTGATTCGTACGCTGCGAATCTGGGAGAAGCCGCCTCGCGATCCGATGTGGCGCGTACCCTACGATGATTTGGACACCGCTGTACGGTCAGCGCTCGAGACGTACAAGGTGAAGCAGATTGGCGCAGACCCGTTCTTCCTCGGCCAGCTCTTGCAGCAATGGTCCGATGACGGCATCCCCGTCGTCGAAGTGCCAACCAACAGCGTGCCTCGAGCCGTCCAGGCCACCAAGCGTTTCGAGGACGCGGTTATGGAACACCGCGTTCATCATGACGGCAACCCGGTCCTTCGCCGGCATGTTGCGAACTGCGTGCCCAAAGTTGATCATCACGGTTCTCGTATCGTGCGGGACCGTGGCAACCCCACCGGATACATTGACGCCGCTATCGGAGCTGTCTTCGGTTACGACATGGCCTCGAAGGTGAAGGCCGAGCCATCGCTGTGGCTGTACTAGCGCAGCTCGTCGGTGCTGCACTTGTGACAGCCGGCCTGTGGATGATCGCGCCGCCAGTAGCAATGATCGTGTTGGGGCTGCTGATAGGCGTGTACGGATTCTTACGTGAGTTGAAGTCGATTAATGAGAAGGAGTCAGCCGATGGGTCTCGCGAACCTAGTGCGCTCGACGATCCCGCGCGGTACTCGTGACCCGGCGAAGCCGCCTTGGCCGGCTCAGCACGGACCGTGGTGGGGTCCGTGGTCATCGCTTCCGTGGTCATCGGATGGTAGCGTTCAACCCTCACAGGCAACGACGTACGGTGATGCTGAAGCCGCCACGCTGGCCATCCCCGCCGCTTGGCGTGCAACCAACCTGATCGCCGGCTTCATCGCGCAGATGAACCTGGTCGCAATGGACGACAACCCGCCAACGGAAATGGATGCGAGCTCGCAGCTGCTCAACGATCCGTGGCCGGCCATCTCGTATTACAACTGGATGTTCGGTTGCGCAGCGAGCCTGGTGCTGCGCGGCAACTACTACGCCGTCAAGGCGGACTACGACCAGTCGACGGGTAATCCGCGTCAGCTGATCCCGATCAGCAATGATGACGTGACGGTTAACTTCGATCAGGGCGTCCTGACCTACGACATCGTTGGCGTCGATCGACCGTTGTCGTGGCTCGAGGTGTTCCATGTACGAGGTTTCATGTTGCCCGGAATGCTTACCGGCGTTGGTGTCATTGAAGCACATCGGGCCGGCCTTGCCGCAACTCGGCAGCTCATGGACTACGGAAGTGGTGCCTATGCGTCCGGTGGCGTTCCCCCCGTGGTCATGCGAGTCGACAAGCCCGAACTCAGCGAGCAGGAAGCCGAGTACCTGCAGTCACGGTGGGTCCAACGCCACGGTGCACATGACCGTCGTCCTGCTGTAATCCCGAAGATCGTCGAGATCGAGAAGGTCGGTCTGTCGATGCAGGATGCCGAGTATCTCGAGTCGCGTCAGTTCAGCATCGCAGAGATCGCGTACATGTTCAACCTCGATCCCGAAGACCTCAGCGCATCGCTGAGGAACCGCTCCGGTCGCATCGAGTACCAGAACATCGAAGCCAAGATGCGTGACCGCCTCATCTTCTCGTTGCAGATGTGGATGAGCCGCATCGAGCAAGCGTTCCGCATGGACCTGCCTGGTACGCAGTACGCACGCTTCAACACCAATGAACTGTTCCGCGCCGACAGCCTCACTCGCATGAGGACGTACGACCTCGCGCTGAAGAACAAGATTTACACGCTTCAGGAAGTTCGAATCATGGAGCGCATGCCGGTCGACGACTACACCATGCAGACGCTCACCGGTGAGATTGACACGCCGGCTCCCGTCGAAGAGGAACCAGGCGCAAACATTCCGCCGCAGCTCCGACCCTTTGTCAGCGACGAGTTGCAGGATGCAGCATCTCATCAGACGCAGGGCGAGGTCGGCGGCAACCAAGGCGAGGGCGGCGGGCAACCAGCACAGCGCGAATACGACGGCAAGTTCGCACCGTCGTCCAACGGAGGTAAGTCACGATGAGCCAACCCGAAATCATCAAGCGCTCGCTGCAGCTCGACACGCTCGAGCTCGAGGGCGCCGAGGGCAGGACGCTTCATGCGCGACTGTTCTCGTGGGACACCATCAGCCGCGTCTCCGATGGTAAGGCGCCGTACGACGAGTCCTGGAAGCGAGGCGTGTTCGGCCAGTCCATCCGTCGCGCCCAGCGCCTCAAGCGGGGCTGGCCGCTCATGTACAACCACGCCGTGCAGAACTTGCCGATCGGTATGGTGTCGATGGTGCATGAGCGGGACGACGGTCCGTGGATGACGTCAAAGATCAGTCGCACCTCGCTGGGCGACGACATCATCGAGCTGATCAGAGACGGCGCGATTCCCGGCGTCAGCATCAACGGTCGCAACATCAAGAGCCGGCGCAACCAGGCCGGCGTGATCGAGCGCATGGAGGTCGCGCTCGACGAGATCAGCGTCACGCCGTTCCCGGCACTCATCGGTGCGGATCAACTCGTTTTGCGATCGGTCACACCGATCGATCAGTCCGATGAGGTCATGTTGATGACCGTTGAGGATATCCGCGAGATGGAGGCCGAGATGCCCAAGCCAACGCCCACCAAGCGCCTCGAGCTGGCGGCCTATCTGGCCCAGCTGGACGATCCGCTCGGGACGGGGTAGAGTAGTCGACGAGACACGAGGGTCATCCCTCAGCCGTCAGCGTCAGCGCTGAATGTAACGATGAAAGGACCGGCAATGCCTGGTACTCTCGACATTCTCCGTAGCCGCTGGCAGGAGAGCGTTGATCAGCTGCGCGCCCTTGAGGACCGCGCCGCCACCGAAGACCGTGAGCTCACGGAAGCCGAGCAGGCGAACAGCACCATGCTCCGCTCGACTGTTGACTCCCTCGACACCCGCATCCGCGGCATCGCGTCCCTGGAGACGTCGATCACCGGCACCAACGAGCTGCTGCGCAACCTTCCCGTTCACGTTCCGAACCGGAACGGCAACCAGCAGGTTGTCGTGCCCGACCAGGTGACCGAGGGCGGCGAGAATGCTGCTCTGCTTCGGTCGCAGTGGCCGACGCCCGGCGACTACATGCACGACATCATCCACGCCAACCAGGGCGACCTCGCCGCTCAACAGCGGGTGCAGCGTGCACTGCAGAACTCGATCACCAGCGACATGCCGGGCATCGTGCCCGAGCCGATCGTCGGCGATGTCATCAACATCATCGAGGCGAGCCGGCCGCTGGTGACAGCGCTCCGCAGCTACACGATGCCGCAGTACGGTGCAAGCTTCACGCGTCCGAAGGTCGTGTCCCACACGCTCGTCGGCGAGCAGCTCGCGCAAAAGACCGAACTGCCGTCGCGGAAGTTCACCGTCAATCCGCTGCCCGTCAACAAGATGACGCTGGGTGGTG